TTGTTGGAGTCGCTCTATCCCCTGACGTTATGTACTTCAATCCTGATATGTCGATCATAGAGTTGGCGTAAATGACACTCGCTAAACTAAACACAATCGAGGCTCCGTATACGAGCATCAACGGTGTCGCTTACGCATCAATCGAAGGCTTCAACGGGCTTGCTGTACCAAGTGCTGTAACCGAGGCACACACGCTGATTGCAACGGCTACGGCGAGCGCATCGTCTACGCTGTCGTTCACTTCCGGTATCGACAGCACCTACGACGCTTACGAGTTCCGCTTCGAGAAAATACACCCTGCGACAAACAACGTCCACTTTCAGTTCCAAGTCAACGCTAGTGGTCAATCAGGATTCAACGAAACGATTACTAGCACATCGTTCAGGGCATACCACAGAGAGACTGGTACGGTGACTGGGATTGTTTACCGAACTGGCGCAGACCAAGCACAAGGAACGGCTTATCAAAGTTTGTATGAAGATGCTGGTTCAGATAGCGACCAATCGGGGGCAGGTGTTCTCACGCTATACGCCCCGTCTAGCACGACATACGTGAAGCATTTCGTCGCTAGGACACAGTATTCGCAAGAGGGAAACTACTCAATGGAATACGGAACTGCTGGCTACATAAATGTGACCGCAGCGATTGACGAAATATCTTTCAAATTCTCAAGTGGCAACATCGACGCTGGTGTAATCAAAATGTACGGGATAGCGAAAGCCTAATGGCACTAACACTAATCTCCACACATATAGCCAGTGCGTCTGCAACCTTAGACATCACCTCTGGCATCGACTCGACCAACATGCACCCGGCAAGCAACGACGTAGAGTTTGGCTTTCAAGCCAACACCGCAGGTGCTTCCGGTTTCAACGAAACTATTACATCAACATTCTTTGAAGCGTATTTACGAGAAGATAACGGGAACTCTGCGCTTACATATAGAGACACTATGGACCAAGTGCAAGGAACGGCGTACCAGCCTCTTACAAGAGATACCAGCAATCTAAACGATTCCTCAGTCAGTGGTTCTTTGACGCTGTACGCCCCTTCAAGTACAACCTACGTGACGCACTTCACATCTCGTACCCATGAGATGCAAAAACAGGCTGGTTACGCAGCTTATTCTAGGGAGTCGTATGCCGCTGGTTACATAAATGTAACCGCAGCTATTGATGAGATTAGTTTCAAGTTCAGCAGCGGCAACATCGACGCTGGCACTATCAAGATGTTTGGAGTTAGCTAATGGGACTCTTTCTAATCTCCTCAGTAACAGCGTCAGCATCAGCGACCGTATCGTTCACGACCGGCATTGATGCCACGTACAACGAGTACCAGTTTCACTTTGTGAACATGCACCCTGCGACTGATAGTGTAAATTTCGGCTTTCAAGTCAACGCAGCAGGGCAAACTGGATTCAACGAAACGATTACCAGCGCGGCGTTCAACGCTCATTTGAGAGAAAATAACACTGGGGCGCTTCTCGGTTACCAAACAGGCTCAGACCAAGCGCAGGGAACGGCGTATCAACGAATTGGGTCAAGGGCGACAGGCAACGATAATGACCAATCGACAAGTGGAATACTGACTCTCTACGACCCATCTAGCACAACCTACGTGAAGCACTTCTTGTCAAACGGAAATGGCGCACATTCTGACGATTACACGTTGACCATGCCGACCTCTGGCTACATCAACACAACATCTGCTATCGACGAAATCAGTTTCAAGTTCTCTAGCGGCAACATCGACTCAGGAACAATACACATGTACGGAGTAGGATAAATGGCAACACTAGCCCAATGGAAAACATCAATCAAGGCAGACAATCCTAGCCTGACAAAGATGGTCGATGGTGTGTCGATAGCTCTCACGACCGCTGAGTACGACAAGACGATTGACGAGTGGGCGCAAGCATCATTCGACCAAGAGGTTGAGACTGCGCTTATCGCTGATGGTGGGCAGTCTGCTAAGTACGCTCAGTATCGTGCTGCTGCTTACCCAAGCATCGCTGACCAGTTAGACATGCAGTACCATGACAGCGTAGACGGTACGACCACATGGGCTGATGCAATCGCAGCGGTCAAGACTAAGTACGCAAAGCCGTAGTTAGAAACTCAGGAGGTTTATGATGCCAAAAGGTAAAGGGACTTACGGTTCAAAGGTAGGTCGCCCTCCTAAGAAGAGCAAGAAGAAGCCTGTCAAAAAAGGCATGGCTCGCCGGAAGAAGTAATGGCTGCTGATTCAAGGTTTCCAAAGCCTATTTAGGTTGACGCCAGCATCGGGTGATGTAAGACTCACGGTACGCTTGGCCGCCCCCGCACCCTTCGACACAAGAGAAGCGCGAAGCGGGACGTCATCGTACTCTCCGTGAGTCTCATCAACTCACAGAAATTGGCCTCGCTTATAGCGGGGTCTTTTTCGTTTGTGTTATTCTCCGCGGGTTACTAAATCAATTAGGAGATACCGATGACAACCACACACATAGATGACCTACGCACTCGGCCAAGAGTTGCAGGACACTTTGTTACAGCGTGCTCACCGTCCGCTAGTTCAATGGCGATCATGTGGCCTGACAACCACGTGCAGACCGTTGAACTCTCAGGTGGAACGACCATCGCCAAGCGTGATAGCGGAGAAGAGTGCCACATATACCGGCGCGGCCCTTCGTACGATGCGATCTTGGCTGAGATCGACGCTGAATTGCAGCGGCAGGAAGATGAAGTACAAGATGTGCTGACTGAACTTCAAGCCGAATCAGACGAGCGAATCGCTGGAATCATGGCTGGTGAAGATGTTCGTATCGTCACAGACGAGCCTGTTCCAATGTCATTGCTCTGTGACTACGATGGCCCTCACTATGACTGTGAGACTTGCCCTGACCCTGACACTAACGAGACTCCGAAGCACCACACTACGGCTGCGGGGCTTGCAGGACACAAGCGGTCTAATCTGCACAAGCGAAACAACCCTGTCGACGAAGGGTAATCATGGCTGGAAAGTCAGACAAGAAAACCCCGGCGCAGCCCTCAATGAAGGAAGCGTCGGGGCCACTCGACCCGTTCGGTGAACTCCGTGACAAATACACTGAGTCCAGTGACCCGATGATTCAAGTCTGCGGCTGGATAGCACGTGCATGGCGCGAGGCAGACGCTATACAGATCACGGGTATCGATCAGAACGAATGGCTCGCATACAAAGTTGAAAATCCTGACAAGATCAAGACCGCAGTAACGCTCGGGCAAGCACTAATCTTTGCAGAGATACGTGGTGTTGCACTTGGAATCACATCTAGGCGTGGTCAAGCTGCCTCTCAGAAGCTACTCATGGAACTGCTCGGTGCTAAAGACCCCCCATCGAAAAGCCTTGCAGATCATGCTGCCGGGAACCTAAGCCCTGAGAGCCAAGCTAATGCAATGGGCGAGTTCGATCAGGACAAACTCAAACAAATGGCAGGATTTGTAGATGACAACACAGGCGATTCCACGCGAGGAACTAGCTAAAGCAGAACTCGCACGACGAGACTTCAAATACTTCTGCATGTACGTGCATGATGTACGACTGGCTCGGCACATGATGGAGTGGGTAGACATACTCCAATCGGACAAGCCAGAAGATAAGAAGGTGGCGATCTCAGCTGCCCCTGAGTTCTGGAAGTCACGAGTGATTCGTATGTGGGTCGAATACTCAATCGGGCAGAATCCCGATTGGGCAAGGTGTCTCGCTATGAACACCGAGGCTCAAGCATCCAAGCAGGTAATGTCTGTCGAAGAGACGATCACCACCAACAAGAAGTACCAGCTTGTATTCCCGCACATAGAACCTGATACGCGCCGTGGTTGGAACAGAACCACCATGTTTATCAAGCGCAAGAACGCTGCTCGGCCTGAGCCGACACTTATGGGTGTGGGTGTTGAAGGCGCAGTACAGGGTATGCACTTTGAGGAAATCTTCACCGATGACCTTACTGACCAGCAGGACGTGAGATCACCGTCGACCATGAACTCTCAGAGGGATTGGCTCAAAGGTGTAATGTCCGACCGGCTGCGTACAGATGCGAACGACGTTCCAATTGGAAGATGGTTCGCCATCCTCACACGTTGGAGTGACGCTGATCTGTGGCCTCTCTACACTCGTGAGCCTAACCCTGAGAACGAAGCTGACGGTGGCATGGGGTTCAAGGCGATGATGACCCCGGCGATCGACCCTGATTCGGGTGAAGCCAACTGGCCAGAAGAGTATCCGCTCTCGAGACTAGAAGGTATCCGCAAGCGTAAAGGGAACTCGCTATACACGATGACGTTCCTGTGCGACCCGTCCGCTATGGGCGGCAACGTGTTCGATATGGTCAAACTCGGGCGTTACCCGATGGAGCGAGCACCGGAGTTTTCGTACCGTATGCACAGTTGGGACTTTGCTTCGGGTGAGTCTGCCGACGCATCGTGGACAGTTATGACTGAATGGTGCGTCGGGCCGCAAGGTTACTACCTGACATTTGTAGACAGATCGCGCCGCCGCTATGGTGAATTACTCCCATTGTTGTATGATTTGCGGGACGATAGGCGCCCGAACGTGGTACTAATCGAGAACCGTGGACTTGGGCAATCAGTGATTCGTGACCTCGAAGTAGACTCAAGTTTATGGGAATTGAGGACTGTCGACCCGATGGGTAAGGGTGACAAATTTACTAGAGCGGTAGGCCATACAGGTCTGCTCGAAGCTGGCAGGTTGTTCGTGCCAGAGCAAGCCCCGTGGGTGGGAGACTTCACAACTGAAATGGCAGGATTTCCTAACGCACGGTTCGATGACCAAGTGGACTCTATGTCACAGGCACTTGATTACTTGAGGTCAAATGTGCGAAACACAAAACCAACCCCGAGGTCATGGATGCGACCGACCTCTCTAAGACCAACGGGTGCACCATTGATGCCCGATCAGCGTGAATACGGATGGGATGACCGATAATGGCGATTGAGACACGAGAAGATGCAGAGAAGAAACCAGAGCTGCATGAGGTTATAGAACTGGCGAACGACGCCTTCTCAACCCACGGCACTCGCATCACTGAAACGAAACGCATGTGGGACATTGTGAATAGGCGGTATCAGCCGTTCTTAGACCCGCCTGACCCTGATCGTTTCAAGCCTATTCTTCCCGGCACGGGTGGCGCAAAGGTTCACCGTGTCGCATCTACTGTTGTAAGTGATCGACCAATCGTTCGCTATCCAGCACGTAACAAGACGAACCAAGCACAGGAAGTTGCCGACCGCCTAGAGAAGTGGGGGTCAGCTTTCCTTGAAAACATAGCAACAGACAATATGCAGCCGCCGCTTGAGACAGCAGCGAAGCACGCAATGATGGGCATGTGGTGTCTCGAGGGGCCGTTCTTCCATTTCGACAGGTGGCCTACCCCGCCGACTAAGGGCGGCAAGACCCGATCTCAGTACGAGCGTGAACGTCACCACTTCCAGATACAACAGGCAGAGAGATTTGCTTTTCAAGTAGAAGCGATAGACCCGAACACTGTTGTGTTCGACGAAACCTCACCGGCTAACCCTGAGTGGGTAGTCAAACGCTACGAGATGAACAAGCGAAAGTTTCAGTCTCAGTGGCCTCAAACTTGGAACAACCCGAAGAACAAGCGTGACTTCCAGAACGTAGAGGTCACGATCTACTGGTCGAGTAACTGGCGAATGGTTATGGGTGACGGTGATCTCGTCTCCTACACAGTCGAAGCGACCGGCGACACAGAGCGTGGAGCCATCAAGAACATCTACGGGTACGCTCCGTTCCAGTTTGGATTCGGCCCGTGGTCGTGGCTCGGCGGTAAGCCAGAAGATATGTCACGAGGTATGTTGTTCTTCATCGAAGATGAGTTGATGGAAGAGTCTCGGATTCGCTCGATCAAGAGTTGGCAAGCACAGCTTTACGGCATGACTCCACTCGTATCGGATGACCCTGACAAGACCATCACTGAACTTGCAGCAGGGCTAGGCGCAGTTCTATCTGCCAAAGGCCCCGACATCGGCAAGACTGCACCTCGCCCAATGGAGTTGCCTGAGCCTCCACGTTGGCTCGACCGATATGAACAGGACTTGAAAGCAATTCAGTCCGAAAATACATTCTCCCCTGCCATTGAAGGTATGAGGGAAGAAGGCATGACGTCTGGAACAATGAGCGGACTTCACATGGGTGAGGCTCGCCAACTGTTCCGTCCAGTCACAACGAGGATGAGTCGCCAAGCTGCAACTCTTCTCAACCGTGCAGCTTCGATCATGGAGCATTTGGTAGAAGAACCCGTTAGTTTGTGGGGAGATCAGCCAAGCGGTCGAGAGATCGTTACGATCAACCCTGATGAGTGGAAGGGTGCGTACCACTTCAACGTAGACCTTGAGCCGGTAGACCCGACTCGAGATGACCGTCGAGGTATGCTCGGACTCAACTACTACACCCAACAGCTGCTTGACCCGTGGACTGTGCTCGAGGACTTCCTCAAGGTGGAGAACGCCGATGAAGTTATCCAGCGCATCATGAAGTGGAAGGTCATGCAATCGCCTGAGATGATGCAGATATACGCTAGGGTAGCGTCAGAGGAAATCGGAATCGATGATGTCCTCGCAGCCCTAGAAGAAGGTGCACCGGAGAACCCGCTTGAGTCACCCAATGGCCCCGATGCCGGGAACTCTGGCGACTTCGCTCCGGTAGACGGTGCAGGAATACCGCAAGCAGGTGTTCCAACAGAACAAGCGGAGTTCGGTACACCGTCTCGAGGTGAGCCGCTTGAGGCACAAGGGCGTATCGGTGCACGAGTGACCGAGCCGCTAAACGATTCACTGTCAGGATTTAGGTCGTAATGGTTTCATCAAACTCTTCGTTCAGTCAGTTGTCAGAGTCACCTCAGTTGGGTGACGCTGGCATCTTGCAGCAAAGTATTGCTGAACGGGATTCACGTGTGGGTCGCCGGGGTAGCAAGACGAAGAATGACACGTCTCTGTATACGAGAGTCGTAAGCGAGGCGTCTGAGTACGGCGAAAAGCTGCGCAAGCAGTTCAGAACTGATGCAGTTGCACCGTTGATGAAGCGCAAGCTGACACGTGCTCAAGTGAAACAGCGTATAAAGAACATGGAGCCAGAGCAGCGAATGGCGCTGGCACGTAAGTGGGGTCGACCGTTTATCACGTTGGCTGCTCAAATTGCAGGAGAAGATTAGATGGTAGTAACAGCAGTAGACCCAATCACAGGACTGCCTATAAGTGCTCCCGGCACAACAGGTTCGGGGAGGCTGGCAGGACAGGCACAGAAACTTGTGCCATTAGCCCCTGATGAGCCAGCGGTTCAGACACGTCGCGGACGCCAAACTCACAAGAGTGTAGCTGACCCTTCTACATTCTTGAACCGACCTGCCCCGACTAGAGGTTTCGGGCAGGGGCCAGCCGGTGCATCAATCTACGATCAGGGTGGAACCTTCGACCGGAACGCTGTCGGTTCGAGCGTGAATGATGGTGTTCCAAACTTATCACAGCCGGGGTTTGGTGCTCCGTCTATAAACACTGGAACAGTGAATCCGTTCACAGGCGAGGACGTGTCTGAGTTCGCACTCAAGCCTGTCATGCGAAACTCTGTCGGACAGGCTGTCAACGAGTTCGGTGACGTTATTCCTGAGCCAGAAGTAGACCCGAACGCTGCCACTGACACGCTCTCAACTGACGAAACCCTAGACGGGGTAGTAGGTGCAAACGCCGATGGTACAGGCGGTATGTCCGTTACTGCCGAGGCGTCACTATCTGATTTCAACTTCGGTGGGCAAAGCGACACAGCTGCGATTCGTTCGTGGCTGGCTGGACTTACAGCCGCAGGACATTTCATTGATGACGTTCGGGAAGAACCGCCCGGGTCAGGAAACTTCTACGCCTACGACGATACTGGATTTCGACACGCAAGCGGCCCGATGGGTATTGACCCTGTTACGGAGCACACCTCTGATCTCGCCAACCGGCGTGTTGAGAACGAGACTGCTCGGCTTGAACTCGACTCAGAGATTCAGCGTGAGAGCCTACGTATTCAAGAAGAGATGGCGCGAATCGATCAGGACATTGCACGTGATCGAATCCAGCATGACCAAGAGATCGCTCAAGGTAACTGGCAGAACGCACTCGACGTGCAAGATCGTATCGACGAGCGAGAGCGCTCCGGTAGACAGCTTGAGCGTGACCTGTTCAATGCCAACCAAGAGTTGCAGAACCGGCGATTTGAATTAGATCGAGCAGCATTTGACCTAGACAAACTCGAGTTCTTTCAAGAGTTGTCATCATCACCTGCCAACTTCGCAGACTTGTTCAACATCTCCCGAGGTCTTGCACCTACCGGCGCAGGTGGGCCTATGCCACAGGGTGTCTCCCGAATCGGTCAGTCCAACGTGCAGCAGACAGCAGCACAGGACTTCCGCATGAACGGAATCAACATGGCTGTGAACGCCAACACTGGCGCGCTGCCACAGGTAGCAGGTGAGGGTGCTGTTCCTCAGTTCAACCCTGCTCAGACACAGCTTTCATTTATCGGCGGTAACGACCCAACACCAATAAACCCTGACGGTACTCCCGTAGCAGGGGCAGAACAGGCTGTAACCGCACCAGCCGCACCAGCACCAGCCGCACCAGCACCAGCAGCGGCAGCAGCACCGCAAGAGGTCAACCTTGCAGAGAACGAAGGTGCGTCATTTGCAAACAGCGGTATCCAGCAGCCGGGAATCCAGCAACAGCCCGGGTTCACGACGTTCGGCCCCGAGAGTTTGGGCGGCAACGGCGGCAGCGGTAATCCAGATCAGGAGTTCTCAGGTGCTCAGGCCGCTACGCCAGATGGTGCGCCGCTTCCACCGGGATTGCAGATGGCTTTCCGTAACGCATTGGTCGGTGCTCCGCAGACAGCGCAGAACTCGATACCATTGCTGAGTCCTCAAGCACTCGCCCAACTCACACCGGCAGAGCAAGAGGTCTACTACTCGCTTGCACAGATGCAGGGTCAATACCTGCCAGATTTCCAGAACTTACTAGCTTCTCGAACAGGTTCGACAGAGATCGCAGATAGTCAGAGAGTCTTTGCATAATGCCACAGCCACCAACCCCGCTCGACTTCGAGGCAATCGGAGCAGAGCGTCAGGCTAAAATCAAAGCTATCCAAGACAAGAACGCACAGGCTGGTACGTCTAAATACTTAGACGCCAATCCTGCCGACACGTTCTCGACGCTTCCGGTAAAGAAGCCAGAAGCAACGGACGGGTTCACAGCAACCCCGCCTACCGGAATAAATCAGTTAGGTGTGCAAGCACCAAAGGAACACTTCGGTAGCGGAGCACTCAAGGCGTTAGGCGACGTGCGTGAAGGCACAGTAAAGAATGTGCCTACACTCTTGCGCCCGTTCGCTTTCCCTCTAGTCAAGGCTGGACAGGGCGTACTGGCAGGTCTTGAGTGGAGTGGGAACGTGGCTGAAACGATTGCGCCTCACGCTGTTGACGCAGTACAGAAGGCACTCCCCGGTACGCAGAAGATGGAGAGGTTAGTTGCAGAGAACAAACAGGCCGGACTTTCGCACTCGAAGGCTGTCCGCAAGGCGTGGGAAGATCACCACGGAACCTACGAACTCCCCTTCAAAATCCCCTTTGCCACGACCGCTTTTACGCCGGACGGCTCGATCACACTGGATTTCCAAGACGTTATCGAAGCAGGGTTCGACCCGATTGACCTCGCCCTCACATTTGCAACAGGAGGTTTCAGTAAAGGCACGGGACTTGCTGCGGCAGCAGTCGGGCGACAATCGGCAGCGGCTGGCCTCAAGGTCGGAGTCACCGAATCGATCGGTGCAAGAGGCATCCGTAACATCGCGTCTAAGTCGGCTAAAATCCCGGGTGAAGTCGCTAGTGGTGGAGCCGGTACTCGGGCTGCTATCGCTGGCCTTCCGAGTCCGAGTGACGTTATACATGGCGCCAGAGAGTCAGTTTCTGACGTCCTCCACCCTAACAAGGCTTATGAGAAGCGTCAGAGCCAAATCGCTCACGCTCCTGAACCGGACGATCTTGCGCCGGGGCTTATTGCGGAAGAGGAACACATAGAGCAGATCACTACGAAGGACTGGCGATTCGATAACGTACTGAACAAGATACCCGAGATGATTCGTGGCAAGGAAACGACACGACGTTACCAAGCCATCTCCGGTCTAGGTCAGCAGACGTACGATCGCATAATCAAACTCGCAGACCCGTCTGCCGTGATCGGTGAGAACGGTGTGGCTAAGGCGTCTGTCATTCGTGAGAACGCAGCTGCTCGACTCGCACAACAGATCGGTGTCGGACTTTCGTACGTCAACCGAGAGGTATTCGACAAGGTATTCAACGTCGACCAGTTCGGTCGCACACGTGTGGGCAACATGCAACTCACTCCGCAAGGGCGAAAGTTCTTCGGGAAGATAGACAAGGAAACCGGCAAGCCTCGATTCACGAAAGAAGAGATAGCCAAGTTTGAAGCAGAAGGCTTCATGATGGGTGACATTCTTGAGTTGGCATTGAGCGATCTTCTCCCGGGCGGTAAAGGCACACGCTCAGGAATGAACAGCTATTTCACAGGACTGACGCCAGATCAGAACCTAGCTATAAACCGATTTCACAAGTACACCGAGGACTGGTTGAAACTTGCCGAGAGGGAAGGCGCAATCGAGGTCAAGAACGGACAGCGTGTCGGGTTCAAGTTCGGATTGAACGATGCGGACGAGCCAACACAAGCCTTCGGTGACGTCGATCAGATGTTCCGATACCACCACCGAGAAGCTATCAGTGGCGAGATATGGGACGAGGCTGGCGAGACAAAGCAGTTCATGTTCAAGGACGGTCAGGGTGATGGCTTCGGCTCAGGTCGTGGAGACTTCGAGTCCTCACGTCACTTCGAGACGATGGAAGAGGGCGCACGCGAGGGAATCCTCTACGCTCACCCGATGGAAGCTGCCGAGTCAATGGCGATCACGCTGTCACAGATGATCGCAGACAAGCGCGCCATGAACTATCTCAAGCGAGAGAACATCGTCGTTACGAACAAGGACGCTTTCGAGCGACTGTTCCCTAACATGATGCAAGACCTGTCGCACTTGCGTAAGGCTGAGAAGTCAGCCGTTGCAAACATGAACCGTCTCATGCGTAAGGCATCTGATCGCAAGTCGAAAGCAGTTCACGTTACGGGTGGCAAGTCCGATGTAAAGAGCGTGGCTGCTGATGCTGGGCGGCGCGGTCGAGAAGCCTTTGTTGCATCGAACCAAGCACAAGGTCAGCTTATTACTCTCGTGCGTCGACAGCTTTCCTACATGGACGCTCAGGATGCGTACACAGCCATACTCAAGAAGGGTAAGGCCGCATCAACTCAAGACAAGATCAAGGCTCGAACCGCACGTAACCAAGCACGTAAGTATTACGGTCAAGCCAAGAGGGTGTTCAACGAGAAGGTTGGCGTCAGCTACAAGGCTAACGACAGGGCGAAAGCTGCTGCGGGGCGACTCAACACATCTGCTAACAGGGTGCAGAAGTTTGAGGAAGAGGTCTTGGGTATTACGAACGACTTGGAACTTGCCAAGAAAGAGGTAGCCCTAGTTGCAGCAACGATCTCACGAGTTGAGAACCTCAAGGTTCAACGCATGGAACGAATAGCTAAGAGCCGAGACATGCAGTTGAAAGCGTTTGGTGAAACCGGCGAAGCTATGAAGAAGTCGAGGGTCGAGGTAACTCACTTCCAGAACGGCCCACTCGCAAAGTCATTCGCACCTCAGTCGCACGCTAAAGAATTGAAGAAAGCGTTTGGCGACAACGGTATCGACGCATTACGAAACATCGAGAAGGTCACGGGTACTGCTCGTACTCTTGCTGCCGGTTCAGCCGACATTGGCTGGATGGGTATACAAGGGTCGCTGCTTGCTGCGATGCACCCTTTCACATTTGCTAAGGCTGCGGTCAACTCTCTCGAGGCTGTGTTGCAGCCCGGGAAGCGTGACATATACGTAGTCGACAACTTGCCCGACATCATGGACTTCTTGAAGAACGGGGGTGATCTAGGTTCTTCCGAGTTCTTCACCGCTATCGACCGGACAGGCACGCTCTCGAGTGTGACTAATTGGCTGACAGTGAAAGAGGGCAAGACGCCTAAGTGGATACCCGGGGGTGGCGGCAAGATCGCACCTCGTGGTAGCCGTGTTGCAAAGATGACTGAACTATGGGGTCGAGACGTCAAACCTCTCGGTCGTTTAGGTTCTGGATTCAACACGTTCGTAGACATCAGCAAGGTTGAACTTTGGAAATCGTTCAATCCGATGCTTGCTGCAAACGTGATGACCAAGCGAGAGATCGCTACGTACATCAACAACGTCACAGGCACGTTGAACTCTCAGATGCTCGGAGTACGTCAGACTCAGCGTCAGCTTGAGGGCGGGATGCTCCTGTTCTCACCTCGCTTCACTCGATCAGCTTTCGCTGTCACGGGTCAGGCGATGAAGGCGTTGACTGGCGGCGCGAAGGGTGCAGGTCAGATCGAAGGACTTGCAACACGAGAAGCAGTCAAGTCGATCAGCGGAATGATCGCTGCATCTACGACGCTCATGGCTGGATACGCAATGGCTACCGGACAGTGGGAAGAGTTCAAAGAGAACGGACTCAACCCAATGAAGCCGGGGTGGTTGACCGTAACCGTAGGTGGACAACGTGTGGGTGTTGGTGGTTCGACTCGAGCACTACTCGATACTGTGTTCAAGAGCGCAGCTTCAATGGCTGAACTCGACGATAATCAGGCGAGTGATCTCACGAAGTGGAACATCTTCGACCCGCTGCACCGTGCTCAGAACCCTATCCCTAACTTCTGGCTCAACCGTATGGCTCCCGGTGTACGGGACTTTATGTTGGGCGAGACGTTCGACGGTCAGGCACTAGACACACCATCTGATTACGTGGTCAAGGGCATGGCTCCGAAGTTCGCACCGTTCGCTATGCAGGAGTATCTCAACCCAAGCATCGGCAACCCGAACCCGTCTGCTATCTCAACTGTTGCGGAATCGACAGGACTCCGAGGGCGTCCAATGTCTATCTTCGAGCAGCGAGCAGCGATGCGTAACGAGTTGGCTAAGGACGCATACGGTCGCAAGTGGGAACACCTCGACGTGGACGAGCGCAACACTATCGAAGCATTGGACAGGGACAACCGTGGTCGACTCGCTGAGATCGACGAGTTGGTTCAAACTGTCGAGAGTCCTACCGTGGGCAAATACTTTGCTGACCGTAAGTCGATCGACACGATGATCGATGACACTGTTGGCCGCGCCGCCAACGCTTTGAAGGTGCACAAAAACGGTGCTACGTTCCGAGAAGAGTACGACGCAATCATGCGAGAGGCACGCAACTCACGTATCAGGCTCGAAGAGAGCGGTATACACGAGGACGCAATCAAGTACCTCGACGATAAGCGTCAGTCACGACTCGAGGGTGAGACTCTATTCAACCAAATCTTTGACGAGTACGTGGACACGGTGAAGAACGTAGACAACTACGAGGACGAGGCTACCGGCCTAGTCGATTGGGACAAGAAGGACAAGGCTGAAACAGAGTTCCTCAAGTCTCTCAAGTCTGAGTTCGGCAACGCAGAAGGCGAAACCCTATACAACCGCATGAGGAACAACTACCTCGGGCGTAATGCAGAGGGTGAGCGATTCCAGTCTGAGCCTGACTTTGCAGGACAAGAAGTCGTATTCGCACTACGTGACGCACGAGAAGAACTCAACGCAGTTCGCTACTGGCAGCAAGCACGGGACATCATAGGTGACAACGATCAGATGTTGATGGTCTGGAACCACTTTGAAATGTCAGACCCGCTAACTCAGGAAGCGATGAAGCGACAGTACCGTGGACTTGCACGTATCCAGAAGCAGGTTACGCGCCGCCGTGATCGTATCCGTAAGAACAATCCTGCGGTAGATCAGGCACTCATAGACTTCTATGGACACCGTGCAAAGAACCGTGGGAACGTGCGGAATGAGCGCACACAGCTGCGTGAAATGAGGCAGGACGGTTTGACTCCGACCCCTCTACGCTAATATGCTACGCGTGCTACGACATTTGTTTCGATAATGGTTCGACCTTCCCGCCGGGGGATGTCGCATCGGAAGAGAGATACTGAATTGACTACCGGACTAAACCGAGACGCGGCTGATCTTGACGCTCCTAACTCTGACGTAGAGGGAGATAGTGTCGACACACCTGCGAGTATCGATTGGGAATCCGAGGACAACCCGTACAAGAAACGCTTTAGCGGAGAACAAAGCCGATCTGCACGACTTGAATCTGAACTTGAGACAGCGAGTTCTACCGGAGCAAGTCTCACCTCACTGGTGAATCGGTTCGACACTCTTGAAGATATGGTTGCGGAAATTGCCGACCGGGGCGATGCCCGAGCATCAGATCAGCTAGATAGTTTCGACGATGGTTTGGACGATGAATCCCAACGCGCTACGACTGGCAAGGCTCGAGAGAAGATACAGGAGTCGAGACAGGCTCAAGCTGTACGTGAAAACAACGCCCAAGCGCAGAAGGTTTATGACCGACTGCAAGAGGGGTGGACTACGGGGATGAACCCGCAAGCACCGGAGATGGTTGAGGTCACTCGTTTATACAACGAAGCCTTAGCTGACCCCGCTAAAGGTGGGCAACTCAACACAGCCCTTACGTTGTTCGACTCGTACAAACGGTCTGTCGCATCTGAGGCAGCTAAGTTGCCGCCACCTCCTACGCCTAAGAGCGAGGGTGATGGCGATGGTAACGACGCTGCTGACGATTCTTCTGAAAGCGACGATGACATCCTCGAAGCCGATGACAACGAAGGCAAGCTAACGGCGCGGCAACGCAACGCAGCTTCCAACGCCGGTCAGGGTCAAGAGGGGTCAGGGAGTTCTGTACCTCGAGACATCTCGACGCTCACACCTGAGCAGAAGTTCGGATTGCATCACGAGGGCAAAACTCCTAAAACATATTAGGAGCACCCAAAATGTCCACTATTGCACAGTGGGATAAGGTCGATCAGACCTTTGAAGTTCAAGGCGTGTGGGACACCATCTACACCGAAGATCAACTCATGCCGTGGCTTGAGTTTGAAGGCGATGTCGGCGGTACGTCATACGACTACGAACGTGAGTCGGTCAACCCGACCGCAGCGGAAGCGTCTGACGAAGGCGAACTCGTCGATGGAGACATCGAATTTGCCGAAGGCAACGAGACGCTAAAGACGGTTTACGTTCAGAACTATCTGAACCTCAAGAAGAAAAAGACCGCACGCAAGCAAGACCCTCTTGTAATTCTCAAGAAGAAGATGTCAAAGTCTTACGGTCGAAAACTTGCTGATCTCGTTATCAACGGCGACTCAGCCGTGAACTCTTTGCAGTTCGATGGCATCGAGAAGAAGTGCCGAGTCGAAAATCGAATGGTTGCGATGGACGATGGCGTGATGAATGGCCCCGGTACTGCCGAGACTGAACTCACGATCGCTCGTCTACGTGAGGTGATTGACGGAGTTGAGCCGGGACTGCCCGATGCTCTCGTCATGAACAAGACCATGCGACGCAAGCTGACCAACCTCATGAACGCAGCCGGTTCTGGCATTAGCCTACCGTCTATCGAAATGTTCGGTCGCCGCGTCAAGACCTTCGATGACATTCCAATCATCGAGAACGACTACATCTCGAACTCAGAGCAGTACGCCGATGCAGCAACGTGGGGTTCATCCACAGCTACAACGATCTACGCCTTGAAGTTCGGCATGGATAAGGGTGGTTACACACTCTTGCACAACGGTGGATTCTTCGACGTCGAGTTCCAGAACCTCGGCATCCGTAAGAACCGGAACGAAGAGGTTTACCGCCTCATCGGATACCCGGGGTCTGCCGTATTTGAGCCTAAGTCCATCATCGGACTCGGCGGTATCGACTCAGCTGCCTAAGCTGGACTAGCTACTTCCACCGCAACAGGTGGATAGGAGAAAAACCAAATGGCACAGACAAATGTGCGGGCGCTTGACAGTAAAAATGTCTTTGGTGGCCCACTCGATAGCGGAGTTGTAGTAGCTGCGGGTGATCTCGTTTACTACGACAACGTGACCGACAACGAGTTCAAACTTGCCGACGCTGATTCTGTCCTATCGGCAGCGACTTACATCGCTGCTCATGGTCAGACAGGCGACGGTACGAACACCGCTCGACTTCACGGTGTGAAGCGTGCGGAAATCTACGACGAGGATGCACCGTTCACAGCGGGTTCTGCTATCTACCTCGACACAGACACGTCATCGAACCTCATCACTGACGCTGCTCGGAACCTGACTCACACAGCACCAACCGGACAGGGCGACCTCGTTCAGCTTGTGGGCTATGCGATCACTACCAAGCGAGCGATCATTGATCTCACACTTCCTCGTGAAGTTGAGGTTGCAGGGCAGGTATCCTTGCTCGTTGGAACATCAGCGAACTTGGCTATCGACAGTGGCCCACAAGCCGGTGTAGTTCTTGCAGCACCAGATGACTACATCACTTGGACACTTGCAATCCCTGAGAACGCAGTCGCCATCGTGCGAGGGCGTGCTCAGTACAGTTGCAACACGGCACTAGACGCAACTGACACGCTCAGTTGGGCGATTGGCTCAACTGATGTTGGCCTTGCGAACGACGTCGTAACAGACTCAATCGCAACCGCTGGTGCAGTTGTAGCCGTTGACACGTTCGCTGAGATTGACCTCTCAGGAGGACTCGACGCAGCCTCGATTGTGAAGCCGGGAGGCACACTCTCCATCGAGGTACGCAAGGTTGCAGAAGGTACAAATGGTGATGACCACATCTTCATGCCGCCAGTAGTGACCTTCAAGGTCGTTTAGTCATGTTGGAGCAGACACGCAAAGGACAGACAAGCTACGTACGATATGATCTTGATGTCGATAACATCGAAGTTCTCTTGCCTGAGATGACACTCAAGGAAGCGAAGCGGGTAATGTACGACTTACAGGAGATAATCAAACGGAGCCAACGTGCACCTAGCGTGTCTGCTCTCGATGACTACCAATCTAAACAGCCCCCGTGGATTCTTCGGAAACTCTTCGGGTGGCAAACCATTATCAAGAGGGCATAACCAATGTCACCCGTGAACAGCAAACTAGGGGTATCCACACCTCACGTAGAGGGAACCGTCATTGGTGGCGAGACTCTCACTCTTAGCGCCACGTCCGGTACTCTCGCAGGAGAACACTCGGCTACCGTCCCTTCGGGAACGACTCGCATCTTGTGTATCCCCGCAGCTACCGTGTATTGGGGCAATAACAAGACGGTCACTTCGGCTACCGGCTACACGCAACTCGTGGGCAAAGGCTTCGTGATTGAGCACGCTCAGATTCCAAGCGCAGAAGTAATAGCCGACTCCGGTACACCAACGATGGTCGTTGTCTACTTCGGGACTCCAAGCTAAACATGCCACCTAAACTCCCAAACAAAACTCAGCACTCGAACTACGAGCATGGGTCACACTCTGGACGATCAGGTGATTTCAACCTGCTCGGGCCAGCTGTAAGCGCAGAGGTGATTGACGTCACCGAAGCCGATCAGGTGATCGAGACGTCGCTCGGTGCTAAAGGGTTGTACGTGGGTGTTGGTGGTGACGTGCGGCTATCGATGATTGACGGGACTGATGTTGTATTCATGAACGTGCAAAGCGGCACGACTCTGGATATTCAGTTCTCGTTGGTCTACGATGATGGCACAACCGCAAGCGCACTCGTAGCCCTGATCTAGCAAGGAAACGCCATGACGTCAGCCCTATCCGCAGCGCGAGTATCTGTACTCGAAAAGCTACGGGCGATAGAACCTGTGCTACCTGCATCCCGTGTGACAACAGCAACGGGAGTAGCGGGTGGAACCACAGTTCAATGTGACCTGCTCAACTACCGTGTCGATGACACGTACAACGACACGCATTGGGCAATACTTCCGCAGGGGCCGACCGGCTCGGGTATCCTCGAGGCGTCTCGTGTCAAAGACTTCGACCAGCTAGACGGTTCTAGTAACACCGTCATCACTGTGTACGAGGCATACTCAGCGCAGGTTCAATCAGGGGTGGACTTCTACGTTTCACCAATTCACCCTGAGTCAATACGGCTTGCGTTGAACAATGCCACCTCGAAGGTGTACCCGTGGGCGTTCATTCCCCGGGTAGGACACCACGTATCCAACTCCCGAATCCAGAATGGGTTTTGGGATTATTGGGATTCAAGCAGCGCGCCGACATGGTGGAAGAAATCTAACGCTGCACTCACCTTGAGCAAGGGCGTGACCGCACCGTACTTCGGCAAGAACAATCTCAAAGCTGTTGCCGACTCAGGTGGTGCACGGTACATAGCAACTGACCCGATCATGCCATCGTTCCAGCAGTTAGATAACGGCGAGACGCTGACTCTTCACGCCATGATCTACGCTGTCGCAGCTAGTTCCGGTGGCGTATCTATCCAAGACGGGAACGGTGTTGGCCCAATCGCGTACCACACAGGAGCGTCGGGATGGGAAGAGGTTCAGACTGCCGAGCAGACCATACTCTCAGGCACTCCATCTAATCCGATCGAGTACCACCTAGACATAGCAGCTTCGGCTACGGTCGAGTTCGGCCCCGTGTGGACAGAGGGTGGCCGCGAGATCGAGGTGCTTTACATGCCGCCTCAGTTCCGTCGAGCACCTGCGAACATACGTGAAGGTACGAAGGCGTGGCCATCTTCACGATCAGACCTCAAGGACATCAAGGGCTGGCACACGCAGAGTAGTTTCCCTGCGACACACCCAACCAACGACGCTGTTATTGGTAACGTCGTGACGTTCGACGCCATGACCAAGACACCTCACCTCATGGCTATTGAGGGCGAGGACTACATCGAAGAGGCTGCGCTTGAGACTGACGTATACGCAATCAACGCACCGTTCGATGAACTTCTTTTCATGACTGCAATCGTAGAGTTGAAGATGGGTACGGCACAGATGGTTAGCTCAGGTGGAGCCGCAGTACAGGCTCAACTCGCACTCGACTGGCAGGGTGCAATCGATAGCTTGCTGGCTCAACCTGCGTTCAGCATGACCGCAGCACCTAGAGCAGTACAGCCAATGTTCAGTCCAGCAGGGCGACGATCACACTACGGAAACTACGGGCCGAGTGACAGGTAATGGCAAGAGCAGTAGGTAACGCAGACATATCGATACTCCCACCGGGATACAGTGAGGACGTCGGGCTGAATCTTCTATCGAATGAAGATGGTAGCGTGGCGTTCCGCAAGACAACACGTTCGATACTTCCTTCTGCGGCGCCACCTAATGCTCCCGGGTCTGAGTCATTCGACCCACAAGTACGCCTTGAATACACGATTGAATCATCTCACAGGGGTGTCGGGTTTGAGCGACATCACGAGGGTTCAGCACTTGGCGGCCTAGTCAAGAACGTGAACACGCTAGTTGAAGATCAGATATTCAGTGGCCCGAAGATTCGCTACATAAGCGACATCAACTATCTCGACAACGGGAACATGGAGTTATTCGATGGCGCAAGTGTTCCTATTGGTTGGACTGAGGTGGGTGGCTCGCTTATTACTGCGAAAGAGAACACCATCGTAAGCGAGGGTTCAGCCTCGGTTTCTCTAACGTCAGTGTCGGGAGACTTACTCAGGTTCACACTGGCACACGGCGACTTCCTGCAATGCAGACTCACACTCACCGGCAAGGTGTACGTTCCAGCTGGCGATAGTGCAGCGATAGCACGTATCAACAACAGCATCGGTGACGTTGACTTCACCTCAACCACGACAGATGCGTGGGAAGATGTGAGTGTCAGTCTCGACGTATCGACAGCGGCACTCTCGCTGCTAACCGTCGACCTCATACCTGCCAACGGTGACACGGCTTACTTCGATGACATGAAACTCGAGGTTGAATATCTCATTGGCCCACCGGGGCCGTTTGCTGAACTCGAGATAAGCGGCACGGATACACTCTTCTCGTTCTCCGGTCGCACTACGTGGATGCTTGATACCGCTGATGCTGATGACAACGGGCTACCCCGTTGGAAAGCACAGGAGTTAGCGTCGCACAACATCACCGACTGCGTGGTTATGAATGATCGCATGTGGCGCGGTGAGGGTGCGTCTGGACTCTGGACACACAGCACAGATGGGGTCACGTGGACAGACAACACGCTATCAGGCAGCGATAGGTACGCAGATCAACTCGCGGTAACGCAGACCGTGTTCGGTTACGACGCGCTCTGGAAAGCTGTCGCCCCGAACGTCCTAGCTGTGAGCACCACACCGTCAAGCGGTGGATGGATGTACTACTCCATCGGTAACAGCGACTCGGACATACTCGACCTCGTAGTTGAGGCGAACATTCTCTACATCGTGAAAGAGGATGCTGTATTTATCATCGGGGAGAACGGTATCCCCCGAAACATTGCAAGCAGCTGGGCGCACCACAGGCAACAGGCACGATCACAGGGTGGACACGGCTGGTTGGGTGACGCATACATTCCCGCTGGAAGTCATGGACTCTGGCGAATGAATCCTGCGTCACGTCGACCTGCTCACCCGGGCGACAACAACGCAGCGTACGACGAGTACAACGGCCCCGTCTCAATGGCTATCGGAGATGACACGTGGCTGTATGCGTTCGTTCAGAAGCGGGACAGCGCAAGCCCGACCGAATCTAACATCATGGCTGGTCGACCGACTAGCAATACAGAGTGGCGATGGGGTCATGTAGCTGAGATCGATGCGGGTATCGTTCGGCACGGTTGGATAACTGGCACACAGATGCCGGGAACTAAACTGTTCTGGACGAGCCAAGACCAAGAGGGTGAGACTGCATCGATCAGCACAGAAGCATCCCCGAGTACGGCTGCTGTCACGGACAACTCGAGCGGTCGTGAGTGGAGCAACGAGACTAACGCTATTGCGAGCGACGATACGTACGCTACGTGGCCTAACGAGACTTCGGCTGAACAAGAGAAATCTCCCGGCACAGTTGCGGTCACGGACTACACGAACGGCGAGACTTGGGATAACGGCAGCAACATAGGTGCGAGCGACGATTCACGTGCATCGTCAGACATGGACTCTATTCAAACAGGATGGCAAATAGCCGGTACTGTCGTGAACCAAAGCATCGGTTCGACGTCGTGGAGCATCCCGTCTAACGCAACAGCAGATGACGGGTCACACACTACCAACCCCAACCCGGGCGGCGCGTACCCGTACGCATCTAACTATCTAACGGCTGATAACTTCGGGTTCAGTATCCCGTCAGGGGCGACCATCACTGGTATTCAGACTAAGATTGGTGACGCTTTCGCTGATGTGGATGGTGAAATCTACGGCGGCAGCCTCCAGTTGCACAACAACGGCACGAAGATCAGCGGAACGGATACCGGTGGTGCTGGTAGCTGGTCTACAACCGTGGCAGACAAGACATGGGGCGGCACGGCATCGTTGTGGGGCAAGAGCGATTGGACTGTCGCAGACATTGAGGACGCTGACTTCGGTTTCCGGTTCGTAGTTCATGAGTACAACGGCGCGGGTTCGCCAGTTGCTTCGGTCGACTACGTTGCAATGCAAATCTCTTACACGCTGCCTGATACAGACGGGCTACGTGCGACTAACTTCTCGCTCGGCGGCGTGCTGCCATCGGACGCAACCATACTCGGTATCGAAGTTGATGTTGAGAAGTCTGTTGATACAGGCACAGACGTTGTGGATAAGTTGGTGCAACTCGTGGTGGGTGGCTCGCTTGTCGGTGACGATAAGGCTGACGCTGTAACTGCGTGGGGTACGAGCGATGCTGTTGCGAACTACGGTGGTTCTTCTGACCTGTGGGGTCTAACACCAACACGAGCGCAAGTAGTAGCGTCCGACTTTGGTGTTGAGATACGCGCCACGAAGGGTACGTCTGTCACTGATATACAAGCACGTATCGATCACGTCACGATCACGATTCATTACGACACGAACGAAACATCTGACTACCTCGACGTGCAAGGGTTCGGGTTCACAGTTCCAACAGGCTCAACGATCAACGGCATCATTGTGGGTATCGAGCGTAAGTCGACCAACGGCACAGTCAAAGACGCAACGTTGCAACTGCTCAACGCTTCCGGTACACCTGCGGGTGATGACAAGGCACTCCCGCTTACGGCGTGGCCGACGTCAGATGCGAGCGTGAGTTACGGTGGCACGTCGGACAACTGGTCTATCTCTCCAACGGTTGCGATGGTGAACGATGCCGACTTCGGAGTTAGGTTGTCAGTTACAGGTGACTTGAGTGATGTCGCATCCGTTGACCACATATCCATGAAGGTCTACTACACGGTTGCGAGCGGGTCTGAGTTGAATAACAAACTCGGGTGGGTATCCGTTCCCAACACAGAGAATCCTCGCTACGACCCTGAGTACGAGTTCGAGGCAGATGGCACGTTCAGAACCGGACGCATCACACGCTTCCCCGGTTGGAAAACCAACTGGCAAGAGGTCACGGTCAAGACGTCATCCGAATCTGACGAGAAGCTAGGCTCGAACGGTCGCAAGATCACAGCCAAGTACAACACGTTCGACGGTACAGGGTTCAACGAACTCGGTGGCTCAGGGCTAGGTGAGTTCAGCACGTCACCTGCCGAGACAAAGTATTTCAAGACGGGTAGCGTAGCGAGCGTAGTGTCCGAGGACATTGAGATTGAGTTGACGCTAGGTCACACCGAAGATTCGGAGACGCCAGTTGTAACGCAACTGTCACTCGCCGGTACGGTACGGCCTCGCATAGTTGACGTGTTCGAGTTCACAGCCTTGATTGCTAACGACGTTGGCAACGAGACAACACGTGGTGAGGACAAGCGTGTTGCGCTACGTGCGATGCTCGACCCTGACCTATGGGCGTCCACGTTGTACGACCGTGAGGGCGTGGCTCACACTGTCATCCCGTACGTGAACGGGTACGAAGAGGTAGATGTCGCACACTACCCTGACGCAACAACAGGCGAGTCACAGATCGTGCGTGCTGTGAGTATGCAATGCTTCGTGGTTCCGAACTCAGCAAGTTGGAGTAGCTAATGCCCGCACTTCTCAAGGTCATACGCAAGGCAGTCACGACTGCGGGTACGCAAGAACAGGTCACGTCAACGGGTACGCTCGTGATGTGGGCTGAGTTCACAGCTGAGACTGGTACGAGTGCGTACATCGGTGACGAGAACGTGTCCGCTACGGCAGGGCGCAGTCTTCATCACACCGATGAGCCACTCGTGATACCGCCGTACCCAACCGTCCCGATGCAGCCGTTCGACCTGTCAACCGTATGGGTTGATGTAGACTCTGACGGTCAAGCGATACAAGTCACCTACCTCGAGGCTCTCTAATGCCAATCGTAACGACATCTATCACACCTAAGACCCTGACCGCCACGTATGAGCCTGACGGTGTAACGATCAGCGGCCTTAGCGTGAACTATTCTGTTATGCTCAAGCACAACGACGTGGCACAGCCTGACCCGATCACGAAGAGTGTGGACGTGTGGTCAGGGCTAAGTGCAGCAGCTAAGACACGAGTGCAAGAGACATTCGACGGTGCTCGTACATTGCTCGGAGGGTAACGATGTCAGACCGAATGATCGACAAGGAAAACATTATTGAACCCGAAGCTGCCGCGCCCGTCACGCCCCCGCCCGTCGAAGAAGCACCTATTAGTGTGCCTACCGATAGCGATAGCGACGGTGATGGTGGTGAAGAAGTCACGACTATTCCACGACTAAACCTCGGGAAGATCGCACATGACATAAACGAGCAGCTTGACGGTGTGATTGACACCGACCGCCTCAAGGCCGCAGCTAAGGCGCCGGGGAACCGTGCGCTAGGTGAGTGGATGGACATGGGTATTGCCGGTATCAAGGGTGCGTTCGAGGGCGCACTCGGGAAGCGTGACAAGTAATGATCTCTTCCACTAGAATTTTCTTCATGTACCTAGCTGCCGGTTTAGGCTTAGGCACGGCTGCTGGTATAACGACAGAGATGGTCGCCCCCGAGGTGGCTAAAGACGTCAAGAAGCATGTGTTTCGTAATCGTTTTCGCCGTGATAAGCCACCGAGGGCTGATGAAAGCGTTCGATGATTTTGTAATCAACGCCAGTCGAGTGATTGACGTTCTGGAATCCGCAAGAGAGAGACTATAAGATGTTCAACACACTAGCCGTAATACCCGTACCCGACACGATGACACTCTCGTTCATCATCGTCGCCGTGCTACTGCTTGGAGCAGCGGCGATCTACAAGAACAAGCGCGATCAGGCGAACGAAGTCAACGCAAAAGTTGAAGAGGAAATCGCCAAGCGTGCTGCCCGTGCAAGCGCACGAGACGATTAGTCATTGCTCGCACTCGTCCTGCTCTGGCGAGCGGCGGGGTTCACGCTCGGTACACACGTACGTAAGTACGTTGGACTCGGAGCCTTACTCGGCCTGATCGTGGCTGGCTACACGTTCGCGTATAGCGAAGAGGTCATCGAGTTCTTGATCGCACCCGCTAAAGGGCGACTGTCACCGTTCGAGGGTCGCCTCGTATACACGGGCTTGACCTCTAGCTTTGGTGCGTCGATCAGTCTTGCAACCAAGACGTTCCTCATCACGTTCGTACTCGTGCTCACGTACGGGCTTCTTGGTCTAGCGAAACGTCTGATTCCCTATCGGTGGTGGGCATACACGACCGTGTTCCTGTCGCTGAGTTTGGGTGCGTTCATCACAGGGTTAGCGTTCTTCTACTACGTGGTCTTGGGCGTGATGACCACGTTCCTGCTCGATTACAACAAAGGCGTAGCGGTCGCCGTGATCGACCTCAACGACTACCTCGAAGAGATCACGCAGCTAGGCGTGTCGATAGGCTTCGTGTTCGTACTGCCAATCGTTGTCTACCTGCTCGGTAAGGGCAACGTCATCACGTACCACCAACTGAGTTCTAAGCGTTTACACCTGACGCTCGGGCTACTGGCGTTCGCCGTGTTCATCACGCCATCGATCGAGGGTACGCTCACGTTCAGCGTGTTCATCCCCATGTACGCATTGTTCGAGGTGGGCGTGCTATCGGTGTGGGTAACGCACCGACACACGGGCAACTACTTCGCAGACTTCTACGTGTATCGTGGCGTACGTTGGCTAGTGATTTGGATACTGCAAAGCGTGATCGATGTGCTGGTATGGATTGCGAAGCGGCCGCACGTGGGCGCACGTTGGGCATGGCGTAAGCTACGAGACAAGATCAGGAGATTACGATGAGATACAAGCTATGGATATGGACGATGGCACGCCTCATACCAAGTGACTACTTGAGAGTGATGCGGATTGGTGCAGCTTTCGAGGACTGCACGTCACCCACCGCCGCCAACGAGCTACTCGAGATGAGCGACGGTGGGTGTGAGATCACGTGGGCTGATTGGATGCGGCTTGGTCGGCGTGCTGGTCTGTCGAAGCACTCTCGTCCTCAAGCGGGAGCGTCATCTGCCGGTTCAGATACCACTCAAACGCCGCCGACAGGATAGCCTCACGCCTGTGGAACGGGTACAGCGAGAGTTCGGCGTATGTTATCTGCATCTACTCGCCCCCGCCTTGTCTTGCCAAACCGTATCGGGATGGCTGTGAACCTGCGCTATCTCGCAACCATTCGGTGCTAGGTGAGGGTTGTAACCGCACACCGGCTCACCCTTCTCGCCCCCTGCTTGCTGGAACTTGCCAGCGACACCGTGTCGCATAGCGTGGTAATGCACTAGGCACTCGCTACCGTTACGGGTGCAAGGGTCGGCTACTACGTCGCACCGCTCTGGCTGGCTGTCGATGATCTTCTGTATGCGGGTGGCTATCGACCTTTGTGTACGTTCGATGATTCGTGCTTGCGACTCACCGAGTATCGCTGGGCTTACATCCGTCAGCAGGTCAGCTTTCAGTTGTTCGAGTGTCATAACCCTAGTCCTATCTGCCCGGGTAATACGTCAGGAAGTGCCGCTATATGGCACGTACACGAGTTACAGTGAGGTTTAGGCAGTCGTGTGCTTGTTCGTTTACCTGCGAGCCTGTACGCCGCACGGTTATCATCGCCTCTCTTCGTGTCTATGTACCAGTCATCACGTAGCGTGTTGATGCGAGCAGCTACACGTAGTGTAGACGTAAGGTGCTCGATCACACTGACCGGCACGTATGTACCTGCTGCGTGAACGAGCACGTTGAACACGTCTTTGGTCGCTTTCTTGTATCGCAACATGTCCTCGTCTGTGACCCACTCAGGGTGATAGCTACTCACATCGCCACCTCCGCATCTAGTGAATCGATATACGTCTGACCGATAGCCAACGCACTCCACTCGTGTGACTTCACGCCGTGCAGTACGCCGGGGTGTACCTCGTACCCGCAACCAAGTTCGTCGGGAACTAGCGGCGCTTTGGGGTTGGTGTGATGACAGTCGGTACATGCCGGTCGACCACGACCAGTCCACCCCTTGCCCTTGCATGTGGCGCACTTGATACCGCCGATAGCTTCACGCTCACCACCGAAGCGGTCGATCAGAGCAATGCGTACGTCTTTGTCCTTGCTCGATGCCATGCCCGTGATGTGCGTCTTGATCTGCACTCGACCTAAGTACGTGGCGTTACCTGCCTTCTGCTCGAACCTGCCCATCCACTTGCACGTCTCGAACACGTCACGCCCTGCCCGTATGTTCGGGCCGAAGTGTGCCATGTCCTCGATCACTAGCGTTACGAACCCGTCGAGTAAGTTGTCGATGATGCGTTCGTTCTCCCACCACCCCCATTGCCACGGCTTATTGTCACGATCGAATATCATCCAACCCGAGCGTTCCGTGCCGGGGTCGATAGCGATTATGATCTGTCTCATGTTGTTGTCTCCTGATGGCACGAACAGTCACACGCAACAAGCGTGCGATCATTGCCACCGTATAGTTTTCTGTACTCCCACACCTCACCGGGACAGCCCGGGTGCGAGTCACGTGGGTTACGTGCTCGCTCCTCAGGTTGTCTCTTGCTGCAATGAGCGTTAGTTGTCACTACCGCCGCCCGTCCTGAGCACGTGGTCGTGTATGAATCGGACTGCCATCGCTGCAACCTGTATCATCTCGTCGAGTGCCTTGCTTGGCTCGCCATGCTTGACCTCGTACCACGCCTCATCCAACTCTTCGAGCAGGATAGCGTAGCCCTCGTGCATACTCGCTTGAGTAGCGTGCAGCAGCGTAGCCCTGTCGAACTCGCGCATCACCTGTTCGGCAATCATGTTCGCTATCTCAGGGTCGTGACGCTTGTTGTTTGCAATCACCATCGTTCGTACTCCCATACTTGATTCGATGTTCTAGTGTGCCGGGTATCTCCGCGGCTGCGTTACGTCGCTCAAGTGATTCGACGTAGCCCTCGTCCACTTGCTTATCAGCCTCTAGCTTGCGCTTGAGGTGCGGGACGCTGCGTGCTAACGGCTGTGCTCCACTGGTGGGTATATTCTGAGCACACAACCTGCGAAAGTAACCGCCCAAGTTTCGTATCGAGTCGAGTTGTTCGGGTGAAAATCCCTGCATCTTCTCGTGTGCAAACTTGACCGCCTCATCGCCGTAGCTGTTGACCATCTCATCCCCATTGGTCACGCCCCACCACGCCTCAATTTCTCGTGCGAGCGTTTCATGATGGTGATGAGGTTCGGTATCTACACGTTCACGTGCTTGTTTTAACTTAACTAATTCATCATCATTCATAGACCGCTCGCGAGCACGCTCGTGCGTAGGGTTATTATTCATCGGTTGAATCCATCTCCTTCGTGAGTGACTGGCAATGCGATAACGCAAGCAGCCATTCGTTCAGTTTCCAGTCAGCTACGGGAGCATCGAGTCCGCTCACCTTGTGCAAGATAGCCCAACCTCGTGTCGGTTCAGCCCACAAATCGATGAACAACTTCTGCACCTCGGACGTGGCACGTGTCTCGATGCGCTTCCACACATCAGCCATGTCCCTGTACCTGAGTTGCTTCGTCGACTGTGATGCGCCGCCCGTCACGTAGCTAACCAACTCGTGACGCTCATCGGGTGTGTACCCGACAGCCTCGAGAGTTATCATCAGCTGCGTGTGCTTGCCCTTCACAAGCAGGTCGTCAGGTGCGTTATCCACAGGCTGCACGTAGTTATCAACAGCCATGTTGTCATTCGCGTCATCCATGTCAGGCTCGACGTAACCCTCAAGGTTGCTCGGCTCGTCGCTCGGCCACACGCTCGTGACTGGTGCGCTCGGCGGTAACGCTGCCATGTCAGGTCGATCACGCACGTCACGTGCCTCGGGTAGTGCAGCCATAGGTGTTGACGCTTCGAGGATTACAGCTACGTCACCGACTGGCGTGATGATGGGTACGTTGAAGCGGAATGTTTTGCCATCTCGTTTCACCACACGTCTGTCTAGTCGTAGCTTTGCAGTCACCGCACGTTGGAGTTGCATCGATGCGTCGAGTAGCATGTCGATCATCTTGGTCAACTCACCTGCTGCGTACCAACTGCCCGTCTCGAGTCGCCACACTCCGAGCGTCTGAATCTTCGGGAGCCACGTAATCATGCGTGCCTTGATCTTGCACTCACGCTCACCCCCGTTCGCTATGTCACCGGCACACTGGCAGTCACGTTCCTCGTCGGAGCCGGGACGCTTCATCGTCTGCCCGTCACAGTAGCGTTGCATCCCACCACCCGACCATATCTCGTACGATGTCGTGATCGACTCGTCCGATGGCGGGATGATTATGTCTATCTCTTCCGCTTGTATGTAGCATTGCCACTCGCTACCACGTGGTGAATCCCACGGTGTCACCTGCCCCCCGTACAGCGTGACTATCTGCTCAATCAAGTCGTGGTTCTGTGACGTGAACCGCAACGTGTCGATCTTCGCAGGTCTGTTGCCCTGCTTCTCACCTAGCCGGATGCGTCCAACCTCGGAGAACCTCGCTTGCAGGTCGAGTATCCTCTTGCTCATGTGCCTTGCCTTTTCTGGCGTTTAGTCGCCTTAGCTATGTCCTTCGTCCACGGTCGTGTCTTGTTGTACCCGTACCACTCCGATGAGGCTGTTGCGTTACTGAATCTCATAGTTGCGTGACACTTCTTGCATGTGCCTTCGGAGTCTGTCTCGGTATCAACGTCAGGTGCGTCTATCATCCAGTGATGCACGCACTTAGCTGTGCTTACCATCCGTGTTTCACCCCCCTCGCTATGGCTTCTTCCTCGGCAATCTCAATCGGGATTCCCTCGGCGTCAGCATCCTTGCCGATCTTCTCGAGTCGGTCAGCGTACTTCCGTAGCATCGACACTTCATCGGTGCACCCCGACGCTATGTCGTACAGGTCGGAGTATTCCCCGGTGTTAGCCTGTTGTGCCATCTCCCCAACGTGCTCGAGTGCGTTGTTGAGATCGTTGTAAAGTTCTTCGATTCGTCTCTCTAATGCTTGGCTCATCGTTACTCTCCTGTGTGTGGGTTGGTGTACGTCAGCCGTTGCACACGCATACCCTCGTTGTCACACGAACCAGTTAGTTCGTGCCATTCGTCAGGCTCGTTCGTGCCTGTTCGCATCGACGTGTAGTCAGGGCAAGTGACCTTGATCTCAATGCCCAACTCACGCAAGTCCTCAATTTGCAAGTGTTGACCCGCCTTCAACGAACGCTGCCGCTCGTAACTCAGCGACGGTGACGGGTGGGTGTTGCCAGTCACCACCCTCACGTGTGAACCACGCTACCTGCGTGACGTACTTGAACATCTCGAACACTTCCTCACCTGTGTCCATTGGGATGACCTCGTAGTACGACTTCGGGTGCTTGTCTTGGTACGACTTGTCATCGTCAGGACGTAGGTGCACCACGATCGATCGTTCAGTCTTGGGCATAGGCACGCTCGCCTTGTGACCCGCAGTCTCAACGAACTCAGCGTGTCGGTACGCTGCCATCTGCAATGCAGTCTCGGGGAACACACCTCGTCCGGTCTTGAAGTCACCGAGTGTGAGTCCCTCACCTAGCAGGGGTATGTGAGCGATGAAGTCCAGCGAACCTGCGTAACCCGCAGTCGCATTGAACACGGTCAACTCAGTGGCTTCCCACTCAGGCTCCCACTCACGCTCGAAGTCTTGGAAGCGTGCGATGATCTGCTTCACTGGCTCGGGTGCACCACCAAGTGACACGTCCCAATCCCACGATGAACCCTCGGCTATCGTGAGTATGTAGTGCTCGATCAGGTCGTGCGCTTGGCTACCTGCTTTACCCGCTGTATCTCGGGTGCGGTTGGA